ATCTCTTGTAGGGATCTAGAACCAAGACCATTCTCTGTTGTAATAGCAACTGCCTGAGCAACACGACCATTTACTGGTGGAGAGATCCTGACTGAAGGATCAGCAGTAAATCCTGTACCTTCGTTAAGGATTCTGATAACGTGAATACCACCATTAACAAGAGATGTGACTGCTGTTGCATCTGTACCTACACCAACAAGAGTTAGCGTAGCATTGTATCCAAGCGTCTCAATCTCCCTATCAATCTCAGGAATACCCGTAATGATTTTCTCATCTTCGTATTCGAAGGGTTCACATTTGAGAGTATATGTGTAGTTCTCTTGCAACTGATAGAAGTTGCTCTCATGCTCAACGTATTTTACTTCAAACAGAATATTCGCTAAGGGAAAGAAAATAACATCTCCCTCTAATGGTCTGACTGGTGATTCATCAAGTCCAACACCACCACCATCTTGAAGGATGGGTGTGATGTATTCCATAAAGCGTCTTTGTGAGATGACAATATTCATCTCAGCAGTAGATCTTACTCCAAACTTAGTAAGTAGATTATGATTATCGCCAAAACCTTGGTAGTTCTCAATATATCCCTCAAGAGGAAAAGCCTTCTCAAACGATGAGGAAGTAACCTCACGCATGATAGTCTTCTTATTCACATATAAACGTGGCATGTAGACAAACTCGATGCCATGCATACGAATATGTTCATCTACAAGCTCTTGTACGAGGTTCTGTTCGTTACTAGTTCCTTGGGTAAAAAATGGATTAAGCATTAGCCAATCATATCCATAGGTGGTAGTTCATAAGTATTGAACATTGCTTCTTCCAATGCCACTAACTCACGTTGACCGTCTTCGTAAAGTTCACGACCATTTAGTTCTACACCACCAGGGAGTTTAACTCCACGGAACTTCATCATGTTCTGTCCCCATTGTCTCTTCATGAGAGCAGTGAAGTATCTCTTCAAGAATGGATCGTTATAGACTTTAGTAAACTCATTAGGATCTAGTGCTCTGTAGCATTGAATGATCAAGTAATCATCTTGCTTCAGACTTCCAGCGTCGGTATCGATATAGAGTCTATTCTGTCTGCGATTAAATCTAATCTGTTTATCTGGATGAAGAATGAAGTTGATATCCTCTAGATATCTCTTCGTCATCGTGTAGTTGAGCAACTCCGTCGAACTAAACCAGTAGATTTCGTTAAGGAACAACTGATAGTTGACGCTAAACATGTTCGTGCTAATCGCACGGTTATCAAGCTTCCATACTTTTTCGATTCCGATGACCGCATCAGGAATTTGAATAAAGTTCTGTGTCTCTTCAAATCTAAAGGTAGTGATTCCAACTCCGGTGGAACCGACACCCGTAATATTAGCCGTCGTGCTCGTCGTAGTAATGCCAACAACGTTGCTGTCGCCTCCTGCACCTACAGCATCAATAAACTGTTGGTCAACTTTGTACTTGAGATACATCAACTCGACACCATCCATGTGTCGGTTCTGATACATCTGAATAGTGTCGTCAAGAAGATCTTCGATCTGCTCGTCGGCAAGGTTAATCTCCAAAACAGGGTAACCTAGTTGCCTCTTAGCGTAATCTACAAGTTCCTGTCTCGAAGCAGGGTTTGCCATGTCTTACCCTTTTTATATATTTAGACGCCGAACATTACAATATCTACCTCATCACCCGCATTGCACCCAGACCCTAAGGTAACTGTGGTACCAGATTTACTGTAATCAGCAGTCCTCAACTTGACACCATTTACGAATACTTGAATGTATGTTGGTAATGTCTGACTTGCTGAAAATGCTACTTGACCTTGCGTTGCAGTAAAATATTCTTCCTCAGTAGAACCTCCACCAGGAAGGTTGGTAAGACCAGAACCATCACCGACAAATGCATTACCAGTGATAGTTCCTGATGCATCAAGATCACCAGTAACAGATGCACCACCTGCCAACGTAGCGGCATCATTGACAATCAAGGTGCCCATGGTCCAGACGTTGCCGGTATCCGTATCCACGGTAAACCGGTTGCTGCCGCTGGCGGTCTCAATAATAAACTCTTGGTTATCAGCTCTTACTCTTAGAGTTTCGTAAACTCTGAGCTCGCCATTCTCAACGTCAGTGGGTCCGTAAAGAGTACTTGTATCAATACGATAGACCTTTAGAAGATTAGTCCCTGGATTGAATGTAAGTCCAGTGTGATCTACTTGTAAGGTATGATACCGATCCCCATAATCATCGGGGTCTCTATCTGAAAAGAGGATATTGTAATCAGTATTATCATCCTCAGATTCATCAACATATACTCTGGTTGAACCAGTTGCAATACCAGTTACATCACCAGTTAGATTGCCAACAAACGATGTTGCAGTTACTTGACCAGCATATGAGATTCCAGCACCAACTGAATTTTCTGTCCAAGGATTTACAGTAACTGTAGTGGTTGCAACGCCTACAGAAGACTGATCTTTCAGAATAAAAACCTTTCCGTCAAACGAGTTAATAGCAAACTCGCCTCTTGCAATTTGATCTACAGCGGGGACTTTGCCTGTAACGGATGATCTTTTTACCCGAATAGTGGGATTTGCCATGATGCTAAAAAGCGAAATGCGTGTAAAGACACGTCTTGTAGTAGAGGTATTTATCTGGTATAATTAGTGTGTATCATGACTGAGTTGTGTGAAAACCCTTGCTATTCTTACTGGTCCTCAAGGATCAGGTAATCACCTTTGGTCCAAGATCTTTTCTCTACATGAGGATGTTTTTGGGTGGAAGAGTCTACTTCAGAACTACTGGGAAGCACATCGTCTCACAGAACCCTTTGCCGACTGTTGGAAAAACACAGAACTTCTGAAGGAGTTTGATTGGAGTCAGTCCGATTATTATTTTACTAGCATCAGTGTTCCTCTGGGCATTAAAAGTAAAGGTACAAAGTGGTGCCCTAATGTCCCAGCATTTACAGAACAAGCAGAAGCATTGGGGATTGATGTTAAACATTTTGTTATTGGAAGAGATCAAAATATTCTAAACAATCAACAGACTCGTCTCCGTGAAGAGAGCACAGTTCGTCACTTCCTTGACCAACTGCCACGGATGAAGAATCCCACATTCCTTAGTTACGAACTTCTATATCTCTACAAGCAAGAATATCTCAAGTCACTCGATGTAGGATTCCCTATTGCTTGGTATGATCCTCGTGTAGACACTATCCTTGAGCGTGATGCCAACGCCAAGTATGTTAGTTACGTTGAAGAAAATCCTCTAGACGACTGCAATAAAACTGGTGTTCCTGCTATCTGGGATCCAGCGACACCGGTTATCGGTGGTCCACAACCAGAAAAACCGGAAAAGACCGAAGGTTGTTGTTAATGAAACCAAAACTACTTTTACTAACAGGACTCGGTTGGGCTGCTACGAATCCTTTATACAGAACTTTGAAACGAAATATTCTGTATAGTGGACACTGCAAAGAACCAGAAACACTATACTGGTTGTATACCCGAGATAAAACCCCCCAGTTTTATGAGTACCAAAGAAGTAAAAAGTACGAGCATCTTATAGCAACGAAAGGAGCGAAGTTTACAGATACTCTTCCAGAAAATTTATTTTCATACGATGCTACAATAGATGATTTTGTAGATTACTATACAAGATTATATGACAATCCAAAACGTAAATCACGTCCATACGTAACTGACTTTAGCAATCACAATGCAGATATATCTGCTGAGTTTATATCAGAGATTGCTTCAAAACTCAAAGATAACTTTGATGTAAAGGTTCTGATGATTGTGAGAAATCCAGTCAGAAGAAGTTACTCTATTACCTCTGCAATGTATAGGATTAAACCTTATGCAGAGTCTGGAATGAGCGGTCTATGGCATAATAGAGATCCTAAGAGTAGACTAAAATGGCAAAGAAGACGACAACAGTTTCCCGATAGCATTTCTTACTGGAAACACTTGCTATCAAAGGATTGTGAGAACACAGGCAGATTTTCTTATGTCAAAGTCTATCGAAACTGGGCAGCACATTTTGACATGCAACCCGTTATCATGGAAGATCTCTGGGGTGGCAATCTAGAACCTTTGGAAAGTTTCTTGGAATGTAAACTAGGATCTGAACTTCATCCTAACTGCTACTACCCAGAAATGGGGACAAAAGCACCTAGACATCCAAGACTAAAAGATCAGTGGTATAGTGACATGCAAGATTTGTCAGAGGAAGATCTCGCTTATGGTAAAGAACGTCTTCAGTGGATATATGATGACTGGTATGACGAGTTCAAAACTAGACCTTGGGGATAAAAAGTTTTCCATCACGTTCAATATAAGAACCTGGAACCAAGTGCTCTTTACCAATCGTGATCGGTAAGGATTGATTGTATTCATAGTCAATCATTTTTCTCCAACTATAAGGAAGACTTCCAAACATCTTCTGCCAAGACTTATAGTGTGGTTTCAAAAGTTTTTGATATACACCGTATCTTTTGTGAGTCAACTCTATGATATCTGAGTTGTATTGATCTGGAAGATCTATGTGCTTGATTGGTCTGATACCCCTTTCTGGAAAATACACATTAGGGTGCCACGATTTCAAGGTGCCATACTTTAGACCTAAGACAGATTCCATTCGTCTTAGGTCTTTTTGCATGGTATCTCTCCACATCTCTTCAGATACAAAGACATGACATGGAGCATATTTCTGTGCTCTCTCAATAGTAGCGGTGTATGATTTCCACCATAAGCAATACTGTGTCATGTATAGATCAATATTGCCAAACTCTTCCTGTAGATCTTTGCTTTGACAATACTTGAATCCAAACTCGGACCAACATCTACGAACAGGATCTCTAGTAATCAGTATAAAAAATACATCAAACTCTTTCTGTAGTGCAGTGATGTATCGATCAAATACATCATCATCCAAGTAATAGTTGGTATTTGAAAAGTCGCCCACAAGGGAACTATTCAAGGACTTGTAATAGTTTACATATCCTTCAACACCATCTGGACAAGAGAATGGATAGTGGAGTTCTCTTGTCAGACCGGTTTCTACATGGTCTTTAATAGTCCTCCACATAGGGTGCGTTGCACACCAACCCGCACCAAGGAAAAATAAAAATCTAGGTTTCACAAGTATAGACTATCCTCATTCGGATGATTCCAACTTGGAATCGGTGGTGCATTTCTGTAATCAACCATTCTCCCCCAACCAGTAGGCAGAGTCCCAAATCTTTCTTTCCATCTTATGTACTGATGCTCCATTCGTTCATACAGGGCATCATAGATTTCTTGAGTGATAGTGAGTCTATCAGTGCACCATTGGTCTTGCAACTTGGGATGTCTAATCCTACTCTTTCCCCTTTCAGGCCAGTAAACATTTGGGAACATCTCAGTAATTTCTATCTCAACAAACCGTTCAAGTTTTGACCAATCGGACCAAAGTTCTTCCATCACCAGCATCAGCGTTGGTGCTACTTTCTGACACTTCTCAAGATTGTCAACAAAATTTCTATCTTCTCCCCATCTAGAACGTTCTATTACAAAGTCCTTCAGGTTCATTGTTTTATTGAGATCGTTGTCTCCGCTTTCACGTTTTTCCCATCCATTAAAATATTGACCACTAAACTCTGAGTAGTGTCTTCTTATTGGATCTCTAACGATTGTTATGAACTTTAGTTCAAACTCTTCAGCAACTCTTTTCCAGAACTGGGAAAAGTATGGTTCCTCCATCCATATGTTTGGTACAGTAAAATCTAATAACTTTCTCCCACCAGATCCCTTATGACAGTTCTTATAATACTTGATATAGTTCTCTACGTTTGGTGTTCTGTCCAACAGAAGTGGTCTTATGCTTTGTGCACCACCCGGATATGTTTCAAGTAGTTCTTTTACGTGGGGAGAATTTCGACTTTCAAACTTAAGAGCTGAATCAATCCTACTCCTAAACAAATCAATATTTTCCTGATCACGCAACTGATGATAATACCACAGTATGGGGTAGTATGGTTCTTTGGAGTAACCTGAGAAGAAGAACCCTGTTGCTCTTAGCGTTCTCCAAAGAGGACTTGTAGCAGACCATCCATAACCCATTAGTACGAACAACTCGGGTTTTTTGGGCATTGGCTCAGAGGTTAAATACGTATATAATGGATTGTGATTCCTTTAATTTTATGAAGAAACGATTTCTGATCACAACGGGACCTCAAGGGTCTGGGAATCATTTGTTTGCTAGAATATTTAGTCAGCATTCGGAAGTTGTAGGTTGGGATAAACTCAAAGATAACTATTGGATTCCATCTGATGAAGAACCATTTGCTAGGTATTGGGTATATCCAGAAGAACTGGAGTTCCCTAAAGGAGACTTCTTCCTTGCCAATGTAAGTGTACCATTCTTCTATGATGGTGTTAGACAAGTGCCAAAGATCTCAGAGGTCTGCCATCAGGCAATGCATCTTGGGTACGATGTTGTTGTTGCTATTATTGTAAGAGATCAAAATATTAACGCTGTGCAACAAAAAAGGGTTGGTGGGGAAGTAACCCTACCAACCGCTATGGAATATTATCGATCTATCATTGCAGATCCTTATATCGATACTCACTTCCTGTCACATGAATCATTCTTTTTGTGGAAAGAAGACTATATCAGATACTGTGGTCATCAACTAGGGTTCCCTGTAAACGCCGAAAGCGCCACACAGTTTATAACTGGTGACGCTAACGGTAAGTATGTAAGTCCCGTCGAAGACCATTGGTTAGACGAGACTATTAGGGCTGGA